CGACGGCATGAGTTTCTCGTCAAGCCTGCGCGATAAGGGTGTAAGGCTCAAACATATCGATTACAAAAAACATCCGGAACGCTGGACAACGGTCGAGTGGCAGGTGCCGGCGGCGTGGGAACGGGCCTGGCGGGTCAGAGCTGAGGTGCTTTCGGCGTTAGGACTCAAGTACGACGTACGGGGGATCTTGGGCTTTGCGATCACAGGGCATCACAGCCCCATAGCGTTTTTCTGCTCGGAGGCGGTGTTCGGGATAGTCGTGCCGGAAGTTGCAGTGGCTGCGGTGAACTGGAAGATGCACCCCGAGAAGCTGCTGGAATGGGCGAGGGTTATTCAAGACGTACTTCAATAGATTTCGACGGGATAACGGGATGAAAAAAGATGATACAAAATCCTGTAATCCTGTCAAAAAAGAAAGCGAGCGAGTGAATGCTTGAGGTTTTAGGGATAATTCTCAGCGTGACCCTTGGGGCGACGGCGACGATCTGTTCGTCAATGGTGCTGTTCAATCTGCGCGCGATAAGCAAGCGGGTCGACAAGGTCGAGACGGCCCAGACGGCGATGGGCAGGGACTTTGTCGACAAGGTGGATTACATCCGGTCGATTACGAGTCTTGAATCAAAGATGACCAAGCTGATCGAGGCGACGAGCGAGATAACGGGATCTATGAAAGTTATGATCGAACAGATGCCCCAGATATACGGGTCGATTGCGCGGGAAATTGTAAAGGAGATGAAGTCATGAATTCACGGGCAAGGACGGTCATGATCAAGCAGGCACGCTGCCAGATTCTGCGGAACCTCGATATCGTGTACCCATCCGGGCTCACGATGAAGTCGCTTTATCAAACCGTCTGCTCGGTGGATGAGATGTACGACTTCAATCTCCTGGTCAAGGATATCGCATACCTTCGCGACAAGGGCTATGTCATGTACGTTGACGACGCCATGGGCGGCATGGACGACGCCATCAAGAAAGTAGTCAAGTTGACCGCCGACGGCAAAGAAGTGGCCGAAGGAACCGACAGCGATGAGGCGTTGGAGATTTAGAATAGAGGTGAAGCATGGCCGATGACGTGAAGCGGATCGTTAGCTTCGGATGAGTTCGAGAAGAAACTCGTGTGCTTGACGGCAAAGAGAAAAGAGATCGCCGAGGGGACGATGGCCGATCCGGCGTTGGAGATATAGCCGAGCGAGGCTCGGCAGTGAATAGTGAATAGTGAGTAGTGAATAGAGGTGAAACGTGGAACAGAAATTTGAATTAAAACAAACGGTACTGATCAAGGGCAATGGGAAGAACGGGCAGGTTATTAGCGTGTGGACGTCGATCTGCGGATTGACAAGGTATGAGGTTCGCTACTTCGACGACGTAAATCGCGACAAGGAATCATGGTTCGTTGCGTCGGAACTCGAATCCGTCGCTTGAATAGTCAATGACAAAACGCAGGACACATTCTGTTATCGATAAGCTGCCCGAGGATGTGCGCGATGTGCTTATGCGCATGGCCGTGGATAACGTTTGGCCGGATGACTGGCTGGGCTCTCGCGACGGCAAGCCGACATACGACGATATGGTCTTGTACTGCTCGACGCAGGACTGCGTGGTGAGCCGGTCGGCTGTCGGGCGGTGGGCAAAGCGGATGCAGGTCTATGAACGGATGAAAACGGCCGGGACGATTGCCCGTGATGTGATGAAGGGCCTCTCCGAGGAGAATGCAACCCAGACCCAGAAGGCGGCCGCCGAGATCATTACGGCACAGATAATCGAATTAGCGTCGTCAGATGATATGGCCGCCAAGGAAATCAAGAACATCGCCACGGCCGTTCGCGACTGCACGGCGGTCTCGATGCAGGCGGACACGTATATTCGCGGTCGCGCAAAGGCAAAGGCCGATGCCGCCGTGAAGAATATCACGAAGATCGCCACGAAAAAGAAGATCGACCCTGAAGTACTCAAGGCGATCAGGGAACAGGTATACGGGATTGTGGACTAATATGGTAGCACCTGCGGTAAATCTTTACGGGTTTCAGAAGCGATGGATCGCTGACCGCGCACGATTCAAGATCGGCAATATGAGCCGCCAGATCGGCAAGAGCTTCGGCGTTGCGCTCGAGGTGGTCGACGATGCGATGGATACGGGCGATGACTGGGTGCTCCTCAGTGCGGGTGAACGGCAGTCAAAAGAACTGATGCAGAAGGTCAAGATGCATTGCCAGGCTTATATGCTCGCCGCCAGCGACATCCAGGAAGAGACCTTCGACGGCAGCGGCGACAATAAGTACACGATGCTGACAATCACGCTGCTTAACGGCGCCCGGATCATCGGGCTGCCGGCCAATCCGGATACGGCTCGGGGGTTTAGTGCTAACGTTGTCCTGGATGAGTTTGCGTTCCACAAAGACAGTGATGCGATCTGGAAGGCATTGTTCCCGACGATCTCGCGGGGCTTCAAGATCAGGGTCATCTCGACGCCCCAGGGTTTGGGCAACCGATTCCACCGGCTGTTTACCAACGATAACAACTGGTCGAAGCATGAAGTCGATATCTACCAGGCGGTGAAAGATGGCGTGCCTCACAATATCGAGGAGCTGAAGGCGGGCCTGGATGACCCGGATGCCTGGGAACAGGAGTTTGAGATTAAGTTTATCGACGAGGCGACCGCCTGGCTTACGTACCTGATGATCACGGCATGCCAGCATGACACTGTGCCCAATGAACTCCGTTACGAAGATGTGACCGACGAGGTCATTCAGCAGATTGCAGCGTCGATCAAGGGCAGGGCGTTCGGCGGGTTCGATATTGCCCGCCGCAAGGATCTGACCGTATTAGATATCGAGGATCAGGTCGGCGATGTGTACTGGCAGCGCTCGATGATCATATTCCCCAAGGTCCGGCTGACATTGCAAAAACAAATGCTGTGGCGGATTATGGACGCGATAAAGATGGAACGGGTGTGCATCGATGCATCCGGTATGGGATTGACTATCGGCGAGGATTCGGTTGACAAGTACGGACAATTCCGCGCTGAAGGCGTCGAGTTTAACGCCAAGGTCAAGCAGGACATGGCCGTGCGGACGCGCCATATATTCGAGGACCGGCTCTGCCGGATCGCGATATGCCAGAAGGCGCGGGACGATTATCACGCGGTCAAAAAGACAACAACGGTGGCGGGTAATATACGCTTCGACGCCGACCGAACGGACCTCGGCCATGCCGACCGGTTCTGGGCAAAGAGCCTGGCGTTTCTGGCGAGCGATTCGGGAGCTATTCCGCAGGTAATTTTATTAGGGGCTTAAATGGCTGTTAAAGATATGCCATGGTATACGAAGATCGGTGCCCGTGTCGCCAAGACGTTCGGGATCGGCCAGGCTGCGCAGATGTGGCTGGCCGGTGAGGACGGCAGCGGTGACGATAAGAAGACCGCCACGGCACGCAAGCCCTACGCCCAGTTGGCGATCATCTTTGCCTGTGTCAATGAGCTGATCAGCGGGATCGCCGGTCTTGCGCCGGTGATCTCCACGGGCGACGAGAGGATAATCGAGGGGGGGCCGGTTTACGATGCGCTGTTTAATAATCCGAATATGTCATGGACGCGGTTTGTGACCGACACTATCGGGCATTACGCTCTGACCTGCGATGTGTTCTGGGTGTTTACCGAGAGGCAGGGGCCGCGACCGAAAGAGATCATGGTGGTAAGCGGTCCGCAGATGTATCCGATCACGCACAATCGCCGGGTCGGCGGAATACTTGTCGGCTGGGAGTTTCGAGGAACGGGCGGCCAGCGGGCGACATTTGGCCTCGACGAGGTCCACCAGTGGCGTAACTTTAATCCGTACGATCGCTTTCACGGGATGGGACCGCTGACGGCGGGCAAGCTGTCTATCGATTACAGCTACGGGGCTGGACTGTTTAATGCAAGCGCCCTGAATAACGGCGCCGAGCCTGGTATGATACTGACGACGTCGGGCAAACTGGACCCCGACCAGGTGCGGATGCTTCGCAGCCAGTTCGACGCCCGCCAGAGGGGGGCTGCCAACGCCAAACGCACAGCGGTATTGACGGGCGGCATGGACGTCAAGACGGTGGCGATGAACCTGGTCGATATGCAGATGGCCGAACTGAGCCTGATGAGCGACGTGAGGATCTGCACGGCATTTCGTGTGCCGCCTGAAGTGATCGGCATTATTACCGAGGCCCAGTATGCACAGGGTCCGGCTCAGCATGATTATGTTTTCAATACGCTATTGCCATTGGCCTGTACGTTCGGATGCGAGGTGACGGCGGGGATATTGTCCAAAGGCTACAGCGACGAGCATCGTGCGGTGGAAGTGAGCCAGGCCAAGGCGTTTTATGGCCGGGCGCTCACGTTAGCCAGGAATTCACAGTTCCGCAAGGCCCAGCGCGGGTCGGTAACTTCAGGGCATAGCATCTTTTTATGGTTCAACGCCGACGATCATCCGGTGGTGGAAAAGTATCGCCGTGAGACGGCGGGGAAGGTGCTCGACTTCACCAAGGTTGGCGTGCGGCTAAACGACCTTATCGACGCTTACGACCTGCCTTTTGAAAAGAGGCCTGAAGGCGATGTGTCCTGGCGGAAGATGAATGAGATCCCGGCTGAGTACATCTTAGAGGCGGGCACCGAAGGTCTGACCGGGCCATCCGCTCCTGAAGGACAGACCGACGAGGATGAGGATAAGTCGGCTCTCGGCAATACGTTCGCGTCACTGCAAGGTCAGATTGACAAGCTGAAAGTCGGTGAAACACAAAAGGCCGACGATGATGGTGTGCGTCGCCGGATCTGGGAGAACTGGGCGGCAAGCTGGCTGCCGATTGAGCGGGAATACCAGGAGGCTATGCGTCGCTTCTTTCTGCGACAGCAGAGGATACTTACAAACAAGCTCAAGGCGGCATGGAATGAATTAGCCGGCAAGTCGGCGACGACAAAAGAGGCTGCCGACCAGATCGTCGCACGCGTTGTGTTCGATCTGAAACAAGAAGGCGATAAGCTGAGGGTGATCAATAACATATTCTTTGACAAGGCGTCGCAGTTAGGCGCTCGCCAGACGTTGAGTGAGGTTGCGGGTCTTGCCGGCGACGAATTAGCCGATGCAGCCGAGTCGGCAACGCAGCAGGCCTGGCTCAAGGGCAAAAAGGTGATATCGAGCTTTAATATATCCAAGGTAAACGAGTTCACGCAGGAACTCATCGGACGGCAGTTGCGCCAAGGACTCGACGCCGGTGAAGGGCTGAAGGATCTGACCGAGCGGGTGAGAACCACGTTAGGATCCAACCGGGCAAGGGCACAGCGTATCGCTCGTACGCAGACGGCAGGCGCCGTCGGCAGCGGCCGCCATGCCGGCATGAAGGCGGCGGGGGTGGAACTGAAGGGCTGGCTGACTTCCCGCGACAGCAATGTCCGGGATGCACACAAGGCAGCCGAGTCAGCTTATAGCGAGGGCATTCCGGTCGACCAGCCGTTTGATGTTGGAGGCGAGGCTCTCATGTATCCCGGCGATCCGAACGGCTCGGCTGCAAACATAGCAAACTGCCGGTGCATGACTTTAGCCAGGCGGGTGGCCGGCAGGGCGTTCGATATGGAGTATTACGCTCACGTAGAGTTCTGTTCATACAGCGATATGGTTAGGGATAAAGAGATATGAAAGCCAAATACTTCTTTGGGCAGGTTAAGAAGATTAACGAAGCCGAACGCACTATCGACGTCATCGCATCGACAATCGACAAGGACCGCGACGGCGATATCATACTGCCCAGTGCGTTTAAGAAAACACTGAAATCGTTTAAGGACAATCCGGTTATCTTATCCGGTCACCAGCACAGGCTGCCAACGGGATCATCACCGGTGATCGGTTCGGCTATTCCGGAGACGATCGAGATCACCGACAAGGATTTGCGGTTTACGATGCGATTCGCTGATACGGATAAGGGGAGAGAGCACTGGACGCTCTATAAAGACAAACATCAGCGGGCGTTTTCGGTGGGGTTCATTCCGCAAAAGAGCGAGGATGTCCGCGACGACAACGGTAGGTACTCTCATACCGTGTTTACCCAGGTGGAGCTCCTGGAGGTGTCGGCGGTACCGGTTCCTTCCAACCCCCGGGCGTTAGCCAGGGCAAAGGGCTACTTTGAAGATGAAGACCGCGAGAGCATGGAGGCATCGATAGGCGAGCGGATCGAAACACAGGTAGCCGCCTGCTTCAAACAACTGCAGTCAGACGTCGAAGGTTTAATCGACGATGTCAAATCAATATTAATCCCCGACTCGCACAGGTTCGCGAAGACTCTGCTCGGAGAGATCGACGATTCGGACGTGTGTACTGGGGACAATGAGAAAGCCGAGCGAATCGTGAAAATACTGAAAGAATTATTAAACAATTAGGAGCGTAACAATGGCAGTTACATTAGAAGATATCGAAAAAGGTCTTGGTGATATCCAGAAGAAGATGGCCACAAAGACCGAGGTCGTCGAGCTGATCGACAAAAAACTCGATGAGGATCGCGAGAAGGCAAAGGCCGAAAAAGAGCAAAGCGACAAGCTCTTTGAGACCGCTCAGAAAACCATCGAGGAACTGAAAAAGGCAAACGACGCCGTCGCTGCCCAGATCAAGATGCTTCGCAGCACACGGTTTGCCTCACTCAAGACGCCGAACGGGATGTATACCGGTTTCTGGGGCGATCTGGAGACGGCAAAGAATTTCGGCATGTTCATTCTGTCGGAGATTAACGGCAACAAGGCAGCCGGCAGTTACCTCGACGGTTTGGGTATCGAGCGAAAACGCATCGTCGGCGACAAGACCAAGGCGATGGGTGAAGATGTGGATACGACGGGCGGCATCCTGGTGCCGACGGAGTTTATCCCCAACCTGATCCTTCTGATCGAGAAGTACGGCGTCTATCGACGCAATACTCTCGAATGGCCGATGAGCGGTGCTGAGGCTATAGCGCCCAAGCTGTCTTCCGGGCTCACCGTGTATTGTCCGGGTGCGGGCGTTGCACCGACGCCATCCGACGCGGCGTTTCGCGGCGTAGGCCTGCAGGCCAAAAAATGGATAACGCTGACGGCAATCGACAGCGAACTCGACGAGGATGCAGCAATTGCAATTGGCGAGACAGTTGGCTTTCTGATCGGGCAGGCGTTTGCCCAGAAGGAGGACGCAGTCGGGTTCCTGGGCGACGGAACGCAGGCGTATTTCGGCCATGTCGGCATTACAGGGGCGTTGCGTGCGGTCGATGCGACTATCGGCAACATCAAGAGTCTGGTGGTAGGCGCCGGCAACGCATACAGCGAATTGACGTTAGCCAACTTTGAAACCCTGCTCGGCATACTGCCCGATTACGCCGATAACGGGGACGCCAAGTGGTATGCGCACCGATACTTCTACATGACGGTTATGGTCAAATTAGCCTTAGCCGCAGGCGGAACCAGTGCTACCGAGATCATCGCCGGTCGCGGCGCGAGGGAAAAGACGTTTTTGTCTTATCCGGTGGAGTATAGCTCTGTGATGCCAAAGGTGGAAGGCGACAGCCAGATATGCAGCATATTCGGCAACCTGAAGTTAGGCTCCTATATGGGCGATCGTCGCAAGCTGACGATTGACCAGTCCAAGGAGGTGTACTTTGCCGAAGACCAGACTGGCATACGTGGCACCGAGCGGGTCGCTCCGACGGTCCACGGGGTCGGCAATACGACCAATGCCGGCCCGATCACCGCATTGATTACCGCCGCCTCGTAACAGTCGGCATCGACAGACAGGAGAAAAGAGAAAACTTGTTTTTGTTAATGTTAATGTTAATTGAAAGGCAGAAAGATGAATCCTATTCAGCAAACCAAGACCGTGCTGCTGCTGAGGCCGCAGCTTGCAGACGACGGCAATTTCACCAACAACACGTACCTGGATACGGCCGGGTGGGGGCATGTGCGTTTCCTCCTGGCTGTCGGCGATACGGACGTCGCATCAGCTGACGCCATCGGTTCGACGGCTGAAGCCACGGCGCCTCTGATCGAGGAGTGCGACACCACGGGCGGCTCTTATACGGCCGTCACCAGTGCCGCCTTAGCCGATGCGATCCAGTATGACGAGGACGCCAAGTTGTTCGCCATCGACGTGGATCTGCATAAGTCGCATAAGCGATACATGCGGGTGCAGGCGCCGCATACGGCGGCGGGTGCAGTGAATGGCTCGAACCTGTGCATTGTCGGGATACTGTCCCAGCCGGACGGCAACGCGCCGGCCAACGCTGCAGGCCAGGGGCTCGAGGAACTGGTCGCGGCTTAATCGCAGTGCTAAGTGCTAATTGTTATCCCCCCGCCCGCGTGGCGGGGGGATTTTATGAACCGTTTATACGGTGTTTGAATGTGAGGTAAACGATGCATATTAAAGTGCTAAAAACCCGCTACATTGACGGCATGTTTTTTGTCAAAGACGAGATTCGCGATGTCGACGGTGCCGTTCTGGAAAGAATCGGCAATGAGAAACTCGGCGATGCGAGGCTCTTGTACGAGGAAGTGCCTGCGCCCTGGGATGCCCAGAAGGACGAAAAGGCCGTGCAGGTCGCGGAGCTGCAGGCCCGGATCGCCAAGGCCGCCGACGAACTCGAACGGCTCGAAGATGAGGCGTTCGGTATGACGTATCGGCGTGGACCCGGTGAGCACGGCTTGACGGCTGCGGTAGAGAATGCCGACCATGACCGGGAAAAGGCCGAACAGCTTTTCAGGCAGATCGAGGCCAGGGCCGACAAGGCGGCTAAAAGAGCCGACAAGCATCCGACTGAAGTCAATGAGAAAAAGGCCGTCGAGCTTGCCGACGAAGTGCTTAAGGCTTCACTGGCCGTAGATGAAAAGTGCTGTCTGGCCCATAAGGCAAGGGCGCAATTACTGCTGCTCGACGCCGACATTGGCCTGGCCGAATTAGAGGTAGCCAAAGCCAGGGCCGAATTAGCTGTGATGCGGAATGAACTCTATGAGCTGCGGCCGGATCTTAAACCGAAAGAGGATGAAGATGGACCGACCAAAAAAACAGAAGCTCCCGACGGATCGGGACAGCCAGGCGGAAAAGATGCAGCGGACGCCAAAGGACAAACAGATGCGCCCGGGCAGACGGCAGCCGTACAGGACTAAATGATGAACGTGGACCTTAACAAGATAGCGAGCAAGCGGAGCGGCATTACGGCGATTGCGATATGGGTGATCGCATCGCTGGCCGCCAACGGTACATGGTGGAGTCTCGTCGCGATGGTACTGGTTAGTGTGCTCGCCTGGCGGTATATGGATCTCGATCACGCAAAGCAAAAATGGCGGATCGAAGCCAAGTCGGGTAAGCCGCAAAAATGCACAAAAGAAATTTCGACGGGATAACATGATGGAAAAAGAAAATAAAAAATCCTGTAATCCTGTTAAAAAAAAGGAAAAGGTAAATGAAGAAGAACATAGTAATTATGATCGGGCTGGTGCTTTGCGGCGTGGCTTTTGGATATCTGGTTGGGCAGCATGTTGGATATTTGAGAGGTGAGCATATAACCAATGAAATATGGTTTTCGAAAATGACTGCCTTCTTAGATAGGATAGAAGCTGAAGATTATGCACTGGTTAAAATCCCACCGGGACGTGAATTAGGTCTTCGGCAGGTGGAGGATTCAAAATGAAGAAGAACGCAATACTCATAATCGGGATTGTATTTTGTATATCGTCATGCGTGTATGCTCTGGGTCAACGAACCGCCGTGAAGTATACCCGGGCGATTGCCATTAACCTTGAGCTTACACCGGAGCAGGTGGATAGCCTCACAAAGCAACAAGCGGCAACGTATATCAAGAATACCTATCCGGCAATCCCTGTCG